CGGCTTTAGAGGCAGGTTATGCCGAATCGTCAGCTCACGTACAAGCCACTCGCCTACTAAAGAAGGATAAAATCCTGAGGGCGGTGAGCCGAGGGCGGGCGGTCCATCAGCAGCAGTCCATTCACACTCTCGACAAGGAGGTTGAGAAGCTTGACGTGTTGTATGAGGCGGCAGTTGATAAAAAACAACTGGGAGCAGCGGTGCAGGCTGCACGGTTGAAGGCCCAACTCTTGGGGTACTTGGTTGAGAAGAAAGAAGTCAAGCACTCCGTCCTTGATACGATGAGTGATGATGAGTTGATCACCTACCTTGACAAGTTAGCCTCCGCAGGCTGAGTGTTGTTGCGGGAGGAAAGAGCCACGGGCTCAGCAGCCTTCCTCCACCGTCCGCCCGCCTGGCGGCGGTATGATGCGGCGTGAGGCGGCGGCCCTTATATATATGAATTTTTATAGGAACAAAGTTATTAACATTTATTATTTTTAATTGTTTCTTTTTGTTCTAAAAAATCGTATTATAAGCCATAGCAAAAAAGCTATAGAAAGCGAGAAATTATGTCTCAGAATAAAAAGTTCCCAACATCTCTAAAAGTATTAGAGAACCGTGCAATCATATTTCTTTATATTAACCAAAAGAAACCATCAGGAAAAGCCTGGGCACGATACGACCGATATAAAACAGCGCATAGTATTACAGAGGCCGTGGACCGTGGCTTCACAGCGTTAGACATGCAATACGAAACGAAACAAAACAACCGTTTCAAGAAGTTCGTAACCATGTGTTTTATCGAGGGTGTTAATGTTACCAAACAAACTAAAGACATCTTAGAGGTCGTCCTTAAAAAGAACAAAGAAGTTCTCAAGGATTTACCGAAAGCTATTCAAGCCAAAGCACAAGCCAACATCGATAAATTCGAAAAGCTTGCAGCAGCTATAAAATAACATTATTCGGGGGCGTCACACAGGCGCCCTCGTTTTTTTGTTATTGAGCCTTGAGCATCCGCACTCCGCCGCCCTGCGGTTGAGCATTAAGATTAAGTCATTGAGCATTGAGCATCAACCCTCCGCCTTAGACTTACGTGTAAGTCTAACAATAAATAAATACAGATAATAAAATATAAAATACTAAACCAAACTAAAATTTTAACGATTTTATAATTGTTTATAGTGATTTTTAGATAGATTATTAATAGATATAGAAAGGAAAAATATGACGATTATTATAATTATTATCGCTTATTTCTTAGTTTTAAGCTTTACTTTTTAATAAATAATCTATAAAAATATAGATAGAAAGGAGAAATATAGAAATGGAAAATAGTAATAAAAATAAAAAATTTCCTTCTTCGCTTAAAGTATTAGCGAGTAATAAAATTCTTTTTAGATTAATAAATATAAAAAGAGAAAATACTCGTTCTTACGAAATATTCGAAGAAGCTAAATTTTCGACTACTATTAAAGATTTATTTACTTTAACTAATTATCGTAAAGTAGATTATTCTTACGATACTAAAGAGAATAATCGCTTTTCTACTATACGTTTAGTAGTAGAAAATAATAACGATACTAAAGAAAATAAAGAAGAAATTAAAACTATTATCGAAGAAAATAAAAAATTCTTAAACGATAAAGATAATAAAATTCTTAATAGAAAATCTATCGAAGAAAATATTTTATTCTTCGAAGAAAAAATTTCTACTCTTTAATTACTAAATATATTTAATAATTATAAATCTCTCTAATTAATTTTAGAGAGATTTTTTTTATTTTTAGAATTAGTAATCTAGTAAAAAATAAATCGTATTAAGTTTATACTAAAAAAAATAGTATAAGTTTCTTTTACGATTTCGAGAAAGTTGGTGGATTAAGCGTAAGCTTTATCACTATTGACTGTTTTGTGTATAAATAAAATATATAATAATTTGTGATTAAAGTGTGGTTTCTATTAGTGTTATTAAATTTTCCTGAGTATCCTATGATATATTATAAGGGAGCTAAAGGGTTTCTTTCTCTGGAAGAGTGCGAAGAACAGAGAGTGCCTATGGAAAATTATATGGAAAAGCAAGAACTAAATAGAGGAAGAACTGCTATATCAATTGAAAGTTATTGTTTACCTTTCGATGTATTTACGTTTAATAAAGGAAATAATGAAACAGGAACTGGTACAGAAAGCTAGAAACATTCTTTTAGATCCGAAAGTATCTAAAAATGTAAAAGAACAAGTTTTCGAAATATTAGAAAAACAAAGAACTAAGGCTACCAATAGTGCCGCAAAATCTGGAATTTTGGATTATGCTAAACATATGTATCCAGGGTACAATGATCCTGCACATATAAAACTTATTGGAGAAAACCTAGAAAGTTTAGAGAAAGGTGAGATTGACAGATTAGCTATCTTTATGCCACCACGACATGGCAAGTCCATGCTCTGCTCTGAATTTTTTCCAGCGTGGTACTTAGGACGTAACCCTAGAAATTTTGTAATTCAATCCACTTATGCTCAAGAACTAGCTGATGATTTTGGACGCAAGGTGCGTAACCAATTAAAATCAGAAGATTTCATGAGAGTCTTTGAGGGTGTAGGTTTAAGAGAAGATTCAAGCTCCGCTAAACGTTTTCACACAGTACATGGCGGGACGTATAGCGCCGTAGGTGCTGGTGGTGCTATTACAGGTAGAGGTGCACATTTATTAATTATTGATGATCCTATAAAAGGGCGTGAAGAAGCTGAGTCCGGGCTTCAGAGAAGAAACTTAATCGAATGGTACAAAGCAGTTGCTTACACGAGATTACAGCCGGGAGGTAAAGTTATACTAATTCAAACTCGATGGCACGAAGAAGATTTAGCTGGATGGATATTAGAGAACTCAGGTGAAAACTGGAAAGTTTTAGACCTACCAGCTATAAACGGAAACGGTGATGCGTTGTGGCCAGAAGCATATCCCGTGTCTAAATTAGAAAAAATTAAAGCGACAGTCGGCGATAGAGTATGGGAGTCATTATACCAGCAACGTCCTACGGCAGAACAAGGTGCTATACTCAAGAGAGATTGGTGGCGTAAATTGGATCACGAACCTCAATACGATTTTATTGTTCAAAGTTATGATACTGCTTTTAGTACGAGAGAGTCTGCTGACTTTTCAGCTAGAACGACATGGGGAGTATTCTCACGTATCAATGAAGATGGTGTTATCGAAGCATGTATACATTTAATCGAAGCATGGAAAGACAGAGTAGAGTATCCTGATTTAAGGCGAATAGCCCAAGAAGCATATTGGGATATGAAACCTAATTTAGTATTAGTCGAGAAACGTGCATCAGGGCAATCATTACTTCAAGATTTAAGACGTGCGGGTATTCCTGTGCATGAATTTAGACCAGATAAAGATAAAGTTTCGAGAGCACACGCAGTCGCTCCCATGTTAGAGAGTGGTCTAATATGGATTCCTGATAAAGAAATGTGGGTTGATGAACTTCTCGCAGAATGTGCGGCGTTCCCTTACGGGAAGCATGACGATTACGTTGACACATGTACTCAAGCTTGGCAGTTAATTAAAGAACAGTATTTAGTAGCACATCCGCTAGATCCAGATTTATTTGACGAATGGGACGATAAACCAATAAAAACAAATTTAATTGAAAAAAGATATTATAGTTAGACAACTCAATGTAACTAGTATAGATATTTTATAATAAGGAGGTCATGATGACTGCAATGTATAAACCAACGAAAGACAGACCGAGTAGAGGCTTGCAGTATGCTGCAGCTTATAATGAAGCTGAAAATCGTTTTTATTCAAAACATCCTGAAAGAAGAAAAGATAATTCAATGATTCAAAAAGCAATGAATAATCCAGGATTACTTGTTGAGGAAGTTGAAGATAAAAAAATTAAAACTATTCCATATGGGAAGGACTAGACTATGATGAAAAAACAAGGTTATAATGCTCGTAAAGATGAGCAACTAGGTATGACTAGAGGTAAACAAGCTGGCAAAAAAATGTCAATGGCTGGAAGAAGAAAAGTAGCGAAAGCAACTCGTAAACCTAAAGGCTCTTACGGCTTTAAAAAGAAGTAGGTATACCATGATGAGAGGTTATAAAAATCCAGATGGACCACAAAAATTTAAAGCAAGAAAAGCAGATCAATTAGATTCGCAAAAAAGAAAACTTCAAAATGGTTATTCTTGTGATGTAGGAAGTGCAAAGATGAATGTGATGGGATTAAGTCTAGGAGGTTCAGCTTCGACTGTTACTCCATCTAAACCCCGTAATTCAGGTGCTTCTATATTTAAGACGACTAAAGTTTAATATGGATCCTACGGAGTGTTGCGCGGTATGTGGCTGTGATAAAAGTAAATGCATTTGCGGAGATGAGTGCGAATCTTGTGGTTGCTAGATGCCATTTAAATCTAAAAAACAACGAGCATTTCTATATGCGAATAAGCCAGAAATCGCAAAGAAGTGGTCAAAAAAATATGGGAGTAAAATAAATGGCAAAAAAAATAAAAAAGCCAAAAGCAAAACCACCTAGTCCTGAAGATAAAAAAAGACGTAAAGAAGTAGATGAATCTATAAATAGGGTTTATAGTAAAGTAGCTGAAGCTAAACGAATAGGTATTCTACAGGCTAAGATAGCGAAAAAGTTTAAAGATGGTAAAATGAAAAAGCCACCTAAACCTTTTAAGAAAAACACTAAAAAAATGGGGAAATAATATTATGGCAATGAATGATAAAGAATTAAAAAAAATAAAAGCAATGATGCCTTCGGGAGTATCAATGGCAAAAATAAAAAGCTTATTAATGCCAAAATCAAAAGCAGGTAAAACAGCAGATAGAAATCCACCTAAAACAAAAAAAGCAAAAATAGCGCAACAACAGCAAGCTGCTATGCAACAATTATATAAAACTAAAAGACAAAAAGTTAATAAAGCTAAACTTAGATAATGCCAGTTGATAAATTTAATAGACGTTATGGAAAACCAGTTCAAATAGGACTTGCAGGAGAGGGTGCACTTGGTAATATGTTATCTGGTGCAGTTAATAATGGAAGTATTAAAGCAAAAGATGCTAAAGCGATATTAAGATATAAAAAAATGTTAGATAATAAAAAGAAAAAATAATGGTAGAAGAAGTAATAAATTTAGAAGAAATACAAGTTGAACTTCCAGAAGAAGATATATTAGAAACTGGCGTTGAAATAAGTCTTGAAGAAGAAGAATTTGTAAATCCATTAGATACAGATCATTATTCAAATATTGCAGAGAATATGGATAAAAATCATTTAGGTCGTATTGCTGCAGATTTATTTGATAAATATGAAAGTGATAGATCCAGTCGAAAAGATTGGGCAGAACAATATTCAAAAGGTTTACGCATGCTCGGTGTTATTACTGAAGATAGGTCAGACCCATTTCCAGGTGCATCGGGTGTTCATCATCCTCTAATGGCAGAAGCTGCTACGCAGTTTCAAGCAAGAGCTATTGCAGAGATGTTTCCTCCTGGCGGACCTGTAAAGACACAGATCATAGGAAAAGTAACTGACGAAAAAATGAAACAAGCATCGAGAGTTCAAGAATTTATGAATTATCAACTGACTCAAGAAATGCCTGAATATTTTGGAGACTTAGACCAGTTATTATTTTACTTGGCAGTGTCAGGGTCCGCATTTAAAAAAGTTTATTATGACTCAACAT